GTTCAGCGATACTTGGGCTGTTCGTGCTACTTTGGACGCAGGTTCATTGGTAGATGGCGCAGGCGAGACTGACGATATCACTATCCCTGGCGTAGCCTTGGGTGACATGGTCATTGGCGCATCTTTGGGTGTGGATTTGGTTGGTTTGACAGTAACAGGTTATGTTTCTGCTGCAAACACAGTCAAATTCCGTATCCAGAATGAGTCTGGCTCTACTGTTGACTTGGCTTCTACTACCCTTCGTTTGGTCGTAGTTCGCATGGTCTAATCTAAAGGGGGCTAATAACCCCCTTTTCTTCGGAGATTCTTATGGCAACCTTTCGATGCTTACAAAGCGGTCAAACAGTAACTTTCTTGCTTCAACATGATATTGATAGCATGAAGGGTCATGCAGGTTATGTCAGAATTGATGAAGAAGTTAAAGAGTCTTTTGAAAAGCCTTTAATATTGTCTCAACCACAGCCTGTTAAGAAGATGGGCAGACCAAGGAAGACTGCAAATGTCTGAGATTGATCCAAGAGAGTTCGGTAAATTAGAAGCCCAAGTAGAGGCTCTCCAGTCCGAAGTTCATGCAATGCGTGAAGATATTAAAGCCCTTTTAGAGATGGCAAATAAATCCAAAGGTGGAATGTTTGTTGGAATGGCTATCGCTTCTGTAGTTGGCGGTATAGTTTCTTTTGTTGCAACCAAGATGATTCGTTAAGGAGAAATCATGTACGGAAAAACCAAGATGACTAGCGCCAAGATGCCAAAGAAGGACAAAAAGCCTATGCCTTTAGCTATTATGATTGCTGTTGGAAAACCCATGCCTAAGCGTGGTGAGCGTACTGCCAAGAACATGATGAAAAAGTCAGGTCGTGGCAAATGAAAAAGACTAAAGCAGAAGCCAAAATCTCAAAGGTTTACAAAGAATTTAAGGCTGGTACTTTGCACTCTGGCAAAGGTGGCCCTGTAGTTAAATCTAAGAAACAAGCGATTGCCATTGCCCTAAGTTCTGCTGGCATGAGCAAATCTATGAAGAAGAAATGAAAACTCCTGCTTGGCAAAGAAAAGAAGGAAAATCTGCTTCTGGGGGCTTGAATGCCAAAGGAAGAGCATCGTATAATGCAGAAACAGGTGGAAATTTAAAACCTCCACTAAAAGCGGGCGACAACCCTAGAAGGGCCTCCTTTTTATCTAGAATGGGCAATATGCCTGGCGCTGAGATGAAAGATGGAAAGCCTACCCGACTTTTACTTTCTCTTAGAGCTTGGGGCGCATCGTCCAAGGAAGACGCTAGGGCTAAAGCCAAGGCGATCTCTAAGAGGAATAAGAAGTGAGACCAGTATCAGTCGGAATTAGCCCAACAGCGGCAACATTGACTACTGTTTATACAGTACCGACTGGCTATTACGCTCTATTTAACCTTCTGTATGCCCACAATGCTTCAGGCTCTACCAAGCACTTTACTGCTCAATGGTATGACTCAAGTTCGTCAACTTCTTATGACATTCTTAAAGAATACAGTTTGAATGCTAAAGACTATTTGAAGTTTGATGGCGAGGCTTACATTGTGCTTGAAGAGGGTGATCAAGTTCGTGTTACAACAGAAACAGGAAGCACTTATACTTTCATTTGTACATTTGAAGTACAAGGAGCGCAAAGAACATGACCTACTTAGAACTTGTTAACGATGTGCTTGTTCGCTTGCGTGAAAGCACAGTTTCTACTGTTGGAGAAACAACCTATTCTGCTTTGATTGGCAAGTTTGTCAATGATGCCAAGCGTCAGATCGAAGACACATACACTTGGAATTGCCTGTCTCAAACAGTAACAATTTCTACAACTGCTGGCACACACTCATATTCTTTGACTGGTGTTGGTCAAAAGTTCCGTGTGATGGACGCTCTAAACACAACTAGCAATGTTGTGATGGGTGATGTTCCTTTCACAAGCATGAATCGCAAGTTGAACTTTGTGACTCCAGTTCAAGGAATCCCATCTGAATATTGCTTCAATGGCGTAGATTCAAGCAACGACACAAAGATTGATGTTTATCCAATTCCTGATGGCGTATACACACTTTTGTTTGATGTAGTTGTTCCTCAAGCAGCATTGTCATCTGACTCAACAACTGTCAAAGTATTAGATTACTTGGTGACTCAGAGTGCTTATGCTCGTGCTTTGATTGAGCGTGGCGAAGATGGTGGCACAAACTCTAATGAAGCTTATGCAATGTTTAGAGGAATGCTTGCAGATGCAATTGCTATGGAAAGCACACGCTATCCTGAAGACAACTTTGAGGCAGTCTAATGGCATCGCAACTCCAAAGTTATAGTCTTTCTGCACCAGGCTTCTTTGGCCTGAATACTGAAGATTCGCCTTTAGATTTAGGGTCTGGTTTTGCTTTAGTTGCAACAAACTGTATTCTTGACCAATATGGTCGTATTGGCGCTAGAAAAGGTTGGACAAAAGTTAATTCATCTTCTGGCAACCTTGGTGACAATGATGTTGGTGTTATCCATGAGTTAGTTCAAACTGACGGCACTCTTACAGTCCTTTTTGCGGGCAACAACAAGATATTTAAACTTGGTAGTGCAAATGCTGTGACTGAGTTGACCTATGGTGGGGGTGGTACTGCTCCTACTATTAGTGCAAATAACTGGCAATGTGCTACTCTAAATGGCATTGCATACTTCTTTCAAACAGGGCATGACCCTTTGATTTACGACCCTGCTGTAAGTACAACTACTTATCGTAGAGTTTCTGAGAAATCAGGTTATGTAGCTACTGTTGAACAAGCAAATATCTGCATTTCAGCCTTTGGTCGCTTGTGGGTAGCTAGCACTTCATCTAATAAGACAACTGTTTACTTCTCTGATCTGATTGCAGGTCATGTATGGAGTGGTGGCACTTCTGGTTCACTAGATGTTTCTCGTGTATGGCCTAATGGTGCTGATGAAGTGATGGGCTTGGCTGCTCACAATGACTTCTTGTTTATCTTTGGTAAGAAGCAAATTCTGGTTTATTCAGGAGCTTCTACTCCTGCATCACTTGTTTTGAGCGACACAGTAGGCTCTATTGGGTGTATCGCAAGGGATACGATTCAGAGCATTGGAACTGATGTTGTTTTCTTGTCAGACTCAGGTGTTCGTTCATTGATGAGGACTATCCAAGAGAAGTCTGCACCATTGCGTGACTTGTCTAAGAATGTTCGCTTCGACTTAGCATCATCATTGGCTGGTGAAACATTGGCTAATCTGAAGTCTGTTTACTCAGAAAAAGATGCGTTTTATCTGCTTGTTTTGCCAGAAACACTACAAGTTTACTGTTTTGATACCAAGCAGTCTTTGCAAGATGGCGCTTCTCGTGTGACGAAGTGGGACTCAATTGCTCCGACTTGTTTAAAGTCACTTCGCAATGGCGACTTGTACATTGGTAAAAAAGGCTACATCGGTAAATATACTGGATATCTCGATGATTCGTCTTCTTATCGATTCCTGTACTACACAAACAATGCCGACTTAGGAAACCCTAACCAGATTTCTATCTTGAAGTCTATTACGGCTGTTGTGATTGGTGGATCAAATCAGTTTCTAACGATTAAGTGGGCTTTTGATTACTCAGGAGCTTATCAATCAGAGAACGTCTTTATTCCACCTCAAGGATATTACGAGTATGGAATTGGTGAGTATGCAATTGCAGACTTCTCAAGTGGCATTCCAATTAAAGCATTAACAAGCAATGCCTCAAGCGCAGGTAAAATTGTGCAAACTGGTTACGAGGCCACTATCAATGGCACTCAGTTATCAATTCAGAAAATTGAACTTCAAGCCAAAGAAGGCAAGATAGGATAAACCATGTCAAATTATTCAAAATCAACCAACTTTGCGTCTAAAGACAATCTGTCGCCTGGCAATCCTTTAAAGATTGTTAAGGGTACTGAAATTGATACAGAATTCAACAACATTGCTACAGCAATAGCGACCAAAACTGATAATAGTTCTGCGACTATTACTGGAGGAACAATCAATGGTGCGACCATTGGTGCTTCTACAGCCGCTGCTGGTACTTTTACCAACCTGACTGTTAGTTCTTCCGCTACGATTGCTTCTGCCGCTATTAGCGCAGGAACTATCAATGGTGCGGTGATTGGTGGCTCATCTGCTGCCGCTATTACTGGCACAAACGTAACTGCTACAACAGGTTTTAGTGGCCCATTGACAGGTGCTGTAACAGGCAATGTTACTGGTAACTTGACTGGCAATGTCACAGGTAACGTCACAGGAAACATCACAGGTAACGTAACTGGTAATGTGACTGCGGCTTCTGGTACGTCTACATTCAACAATGTGACTATCTCTGGCTCATTGGACATGGATAGTGGTACTTCTGCCACCATTACTGGTTTGGCAAGCCCTACAAACGATTCTGATGCGGCTACGAAGGGTTATGTAGATGCTTTGGCTCAGGGTATCGATGCGAAGGCTTCTGTGGTTGTAGCTACAACTGCAAACATCACTTTGTCTGGCACACAAACAATCGATGGTGTGGCAGTTTCTGTTGGCGACCGAGTATTGGTTAAAGATCAGTCTACTGCTTCACAGAATGGTATTTACTTGTGCGCATCTAGCACATGGACACGCACAACTGATGCTGATTCATGGACTGAGTTGGTTGCGGCTTTTACCTTCGTTGAGAAGGGTACAAGTAATTCTGATTCTGGTTGGATTTGTACAGTAGACGCAGGTGGTACATTGGGAAGCACATCTGTTACCTTTGCTCAGTTCTCTGGTGCAGGTCAGATTACCGCAGGTGATGGTCTTACTAAGTCTGGTAATACTCTTAATGTAGGTACAGCATCTTCAGGTCGTATTGTTGTCAATTCGGACAACATTGACTTGGCTACTTCTGGAGTAACAGCAGGAACTTATAAGTCTGTTACTGCCGATGCTTATGGTCGCATTACAGCAGGTACAAATCCTACAAGCATCTCTGGTTTTGGCATTACAGATGCTTATACCAAAACTGAAATAGATTCAATCTTTGGTTCGACAACATCTGCCGCTACTTCAGCCTCTAATGCCGCAACAAGTGCTTCTAATGCCGCTACGAGTGCCTCTAATGCCTCTACAAGCGAAACAAATGCGGCTTCTAGTGCAACTGCGGCAGCGGCTAGCTATGACTCTTTTGATGACCGCTATTTAGGCTCTAAGAGTTCTGCTCCATCTGTTGACAATGATGGCAATGCGTTGTTGACTGGTGCTTTGTACTGGAATTCAACAGTATCTACACTTTATGTGTGGACTGGATCGGCTTGGACTCAGGCGGC